CCGCGAGATTGGCACCCGCGAGATTGGCACCGTTCAACGTATTGCTCTCAACACGCACAAGCACTGCATTTGTGATATAGTTTTTGATGTCCATTTCCAGTCTCCCGTTTTCGATAATCCTTTCTCCCATATTCGCGCGTATCTGGCAACACCTATGCACAATAATTCGTGCAAAATAACCCGCGCCTAAAATCAAAACGCCCGTCGCAAGATTTCTCTTACAACGGGCGAAGCTCAACTGTTAAACCGTCACAATCCCATTATGCACGGCGTCACTACTTAGTCAAGCACAACGTCCGCTCTTTCTCCCGCCTCGCCACAAGCCCCGGCAGTTTCACTCCACGCGAATAAACAAACGCTGCTATGGCATTACAAGCCGCATCAATCTTGCCAGCATTCGCATAAGCAACCACGCTGCTCTTACAAAACCCGCCGGCGCCAATGTTATACGCCAGCGACACAAACGCCATGTATGCGTTATCCGGAACAGCGTTCGGATTGGTCAAGCACTTATCGACGCCAGAAGCAAATTCTAGCAGGCGTGCGCCTAGCATTGTGTGGCACTGTTCTACAGTCGCCTTGTCACCCATTTTAACGTTGCGGGTTTCGCCAAAACAGATTGTTGGAATGCCGACCGGATCGCGGTAAGCATAGGTCCGCAAACCTTCAAAGCCGCCAACAAGGGCGGCTAGGGAAACGACAAGAGCGACATTCTTTTTAAGGCGACTAGAGACAGCCATTTACAGCCATCCATGCCCGGAGGGACCGGCCCATTGCCATAGCCATAGCAAAAGAATGCCGATAAGCAGCGCAACAAAGAGTGACGATAGTAAAACCACATATTTCATTGCAATCCTCACGGCGGAATAACAGGCGCGGCAACCGCCGCTGCGACAAGCTGACCGGGCTTAAACATGCTCAAGCCTACGGCCACAAAGATAAATCCCAGGATGATAATGGCAATTCTGGCGAGCGAGCTATTCAGCCCTTCCATGAATTGCCCGCCCGTGTCGGTTACAGCGCTAGAAACCCCTTCCGGGCCAGCGCTAACAATCTGGTCCGCCAAGTCTTTATTGCCGGTAGCGTCGGCGGCGGTAATGCCGAGAATGCCGAGAATGCCGCCCCATCCCGTACCCTTGCTGAGGTCCGTAAACGATGGCTCTTTTGCTGGCACAACGTTATTTGTGTAGAGTTTCCCAGGGCTGCCGAAAGAGCTTGTCCCTACGGTATTGATTGGCGTTCCAACTGGCGTTCCCTTATAGAAATCCGCGAGGAACGCGCTAATATCGTTTATGTCAGCCATGCGAGCGCACTCCTACCGTCTTAACGTCCATGAACATAGCGAACGGCATTTCAATCAATGCCGGTTTCCAAGTCCAATAGTCGTTTGCGGCGAGTTGAGAAAGCTCAACCGCGCCGCAAATCCACATTCGCCCGTTGATGTAAACGAGCGAAAGCATGTTCTAGAAACCTACGCGGTTCCGCGCGTCCGACAAAACGCCAATGCTGGCAATATCGCGGGGCGCAAACACGCTGGCATAGGCGCCAACCTGCATCGGATTGGTCGCACGATTAACGCCGCCATGTCCCTCATACGCGAAAGCGCGAATGCGCAATCCCGTATTAGACTTCGGCGCGGTAAACTGCGTAACGTCCGGACTAATCAACGCGCTAGGCCCCTTCTGCGGACCCTTAAACCAACGGTTATCAAAAATCGACATTCTAGCGTCTCCTAGTTGTAGCAACCGCAATCGTTCCAAGGGGCTGTAACGGCATTCGTACCAATACCGTTTTCGCCAGCACTGGCTTGCGGAATGATGTTTGCGACGGTTCCCACGCCGCTCCAATTGATGACATTATAGTTGCGGGAATTGATAGCCCGCGAACCAGTGTCGGGAATGTACTGTGTGCCATTCCCACGGAATTTTGCGATAACAAGCGCGACAAGCGCCACGAATGCGACCGCCAAAAGAATGCGTTCCTCTTGTCCCACTTTCGGCGCTCCTAGCCAAAGATAAACGAGAACAAGCCCTTCGGCTTGGCGGCAATGGTTGCCAGTTGGATATTCGTATTCGCAAGCGTCTGCGCCTGCTTTTCCTGCGACAATAGCGAGCGCTCGCTAATGTCTTTCTGCGCTTGCAGGCCCGCCTGTTGCAAGTTTGCCTGCAACGTACTTACCTGGATAGTCTGCCGCTCAGCGCTCGCAATCTTTTCGCTTTCAAGCGCTGTCTGCTTATCGGCAGCGTATTTCGCGGCGTCGGCGCCAATCTGCGCAAGCGTAATCTGTGCCGCCGACTGATTAAGCGCGACTTCTTTTTGCGCCTGGGTTTGCGCAAGAGCGGCGTTAATTGACGCCTGCAACTGCGATTGCGTATCAGCATCGGAACCGCCCGAGCTTAGCGCATAGGTTCCGCCGTCATCGGCGCTTGCTCCACCGCCGCCAGAAACAAGCAGCACAAGCACGATGACGCCGACAATGCCGCCGACCGTGATAAACGGATGATCTTTGACGATTTGAGGAATGGGCAAAGCCATTTAAGCCGCTCCTGCCGCGCGAATACCGAAAATATCGAACGGGCGATTATTGACCGGAATAAGCGCTTTAGAAACGCGCCCATTATCGCCAACAAGCGGCGCGCTGACAAACTGGCCGTTTGCCATGCCCGTGCCATAAGCGTTGGAATTGACAACGCGCATTGTCGCGTAAACGCCTGCCGGTTCAAGCGGCTTGAACGGGCGCGCATTATACGGAAGCGGGCCACTCAGCGAATTGCGCGGCAACTGCTGAGTGGCAAGCGACCAATTTTGCCCGCCAGTCGTCGGGTTCATGCGCCGCGCCCAAACCCGCGAGAACAGCGCTTCTTTTGTCGGCGGAACCGCGATAGCGATAGCGCGATTTAGTGCGGGAATAAACCGATGAATGCGGAACATGTGAGCGCCTTTCTTGAATGGATTTCTAGAGAGGCTTAATAGCCAATCTGCCCATTCATGCCGCCGTTAAACGTGCCAAACGAACCGATGCCCGTGAGACCGGCGACCGGGGCGCCAGTGACGGGCGAAACGGCCACGCCAAGAGCATTGGAGAACGACGCGCCTAGCGCAGTAATAACGCCAGCGGCATTTGAGCGGCGCGAAATGATAATAGCGAGGATAGCAACGCCGACAATTGCAAGCCCAATGCTGGCGGCGGTTTCTGTAAGCTGGTTCATTTCTTCTCTCCTAGAGGAAAAACAGTTTCGCCGCGTTTACGGCTTTCTGGAAGTTTTCGCCCGCCGCATTGCTGCTATATGCGGCCGGATCGAAATTGCTAAGCGCTTTTGTTACGGGATTATCCATGCCGTCATTGGCCGCGCCAATCGTCTTTGCGCTATCGCCTGGGCGAACCGGACCACTCTGCAAGGCTTCCGTAAACTTGCTGAAAACCCCGCCATTTCGCAGCACCATAGCGACAATTATAAGCGCCATAAATGCGCGAGAGAACGTGCGCAATTGCGGAACATAACCAAGCGCGCCGATTGCGCCTAGAGCGACAATCCAGTAAGTGAAATTGCCCGGTCCCGTGAAATCTTCCACAAGCTCTTTGCCGAACGCCGCGTATGTGTCGCGCGAACCGGAAACAATCATCAAAAGACCGATAATCGTTAGAGCGAATGGCATTCTAAATCCCTTTGGTTAGGCGGCGCGCCGGGAGGCTCCCGGCGCGCCGCCGCGCCCCAATCTCGGTTTGCAGGAGAAAACCGAGATAAGTCGGAAGTTTGCCGCGCGCCGTAATGAATACAAGAAACGCGGCAAACAACATGCCGAAAAGAAAATTGGACTGGCTCACGCCTAGAGCCCAATCTTATTTGCGAGCATGGGGAATTTCGCGCCAAGAACGTAACCAATGGCGAGAATAACGACGATGGAAAGCAGGCGGCTAGTCAAGGTTAAAGCTCCTCTATGTGAGTGAAAATAATGCGCCAAAGTCCCAAGAGGACAATGACTAGCCCGAGAAAGAGAAACCAATCTAAGGCGTTCATTTCCTGCGCCCCTTTGAACGGCTGCGCAAAGAAACCCGTAAAGCGGTCCCAAAACGACATTTCAAACCTCGCTATTTCGGCATTCTACTAACAGCGCCAGCTTGACGGCTGGCGCTGCAATAGAACGTCGAATTACCCAAGTCGGGCGGGCGACGTGGCGTTGATGATGTTATCCTGGATAGCCAGCATTTCCAGCCCGAGCAGAACCTGCGACGTTGCCGCCTGAACCTGCGCCGGGTTGATGACAAACAGCGTATTACCAAACTGGTCCGTATTGATCGGTCTGACGCGGTGGTCAAAGTAATAGGCTGAGCGTGCCTGCTGCGCCGGAAGATCGTCACCGACAATCAAGCGCGTCTGCAAGAGCGCCATCCACGGGTCCCACTTAATGAGATTGGTGGAGTTTGCGACCTGGATTGCGAAGTAATTCACATCCGACTGTGACGCTGTGCCGGTTCCGAAATTGTCGTAAATGGCGAGAGTGCTCATAAACGAGCGGAAGTTGGAATAGGCGTAGTTGTTTTCCTGGTTCGCGGCAAGTCCGCCAATGAAAGTGTTCAGCATCATGTACGAATAGGACATATCGACAACCGGCAGAATGGGGCGCCCGTTATCGTCAGTCGGAATTTGGTCAAGGTAATTCTGATAAACGGTAATCGTGAGGTTGGAAATCGTGCCAACATCGTTTGCCGTTGACGAAATATAGACCGCCTGCGTCGGATTGCCAGCGCTGCCAACCACGAATGACGGGTTAACGGTAAGCTGGAGATTGACGTTAGCGCCAGTCGTCGCCGCATAGATACCGCCACGCAAATCAGTGTCGGAATAAGAAACCGGCACTTCAAAGAAAAAGCGGAAATTCTGCGCGATCGTCACCGGCGACGGCAGAACCATAGTCAGCGAGTTGTTACCCTGCAAAACCGGGCTATCGTTTGTAAACGCCGCGCCAAAAGCGCGCTGGCGGCGCGCCGTACCGAGCAAATACATATGCCAGCCGGTCGTAGAAATGCGCTGGAAATTGTTGAGATCGGTAAGCACAATCTGCGAAAAGATATTCGCCGCGCTAAATGCCGTACGGGTGAGCGTTTCCGCCGCCGCCTGAGCAATCGTGCCAGTCACCTCAATAATGAAGCGCTTGATAAGGCCCACGTTGCGCGCCTGGAAATTGAATACCTGTCCGCGTGGATTGGCGCCTACCTGCGTCTGCGCAGGGAGTGGCTGCCACATATCGACAGACTGCTCAATAACATACTGCCGCGCCCGGATATTCATATCCAACTGGCGGGCGCGGGACTGTGCCGCCTGCGCGGCGGGCGAAAGCTGCTGCTTAGCCATTGCTTTCCTCTTTCTCTGCGCCGGTTGCTGAAACAATGACCGCAATCGCCGCGCCCGCGACTGCAACCATAAGGAAAACGATTACCCAATTGACGGGATTGCGGATCAATCCCCAATTGAGTGGAATGGCGTTTTTAACGCTTTCAAGCGTCGGCATTTACGCTATTCCTCGCTGCTTCCGCCGAGCCCGCCAATGGCGGACGCGACAAGTCCCATTGCGACGGTGCCGAGCGCCACCATTAGAATAACGGTGATAAAATTCGGCAGCGTCCAATTCAGATAAAACGTCGTATTTTCGGCCATTTAGCCAAACCTCCGTTTAGGAGCAAGCCGCGAATGCAGCCGCGCTAGAATGTCGTTATCGTCTGGCACGGGCTGCATAACAAACCCCGTGTTTTTCGCAACGTCATACCAACGAGAATGGTATTCTGGCAAACGTTGTGAAATCTCTGCCTCTTTGCCGCCCATGATTTCGCTCAATTTGGCAACGTCCTGCGGCAGCGTGAGACGAAAAGCGGCGATAAAATCCGCTTCTGAAATGACGTAAGGGGGAATTTGTGTCGGGCGCTGACTGAGCCAAATAACGGGAATATGCTTAGAGCGCCCTTGCGTGAGAACGGCGCGCATTGCTCGAGAATAGCGATTAATGCCATATCCCTCATCGACATAAAGTCCCGTTTCTTCCGTCGCGTGTATGCGCCAAAGCCACTCTTCCACCGCGTCATCATCTGTAGAGCTTGGCCGTACAATATACACGCCCGGCGCCTTGGGCAGCTTTTCGCTTAAGCCGATTTCTTTGATCCGATCGACTTGGGTAAAAAGCTGTTCTAGCTTGTAGTCTAGCACAATATAAGGGATTTGGTCAAATGGCGAAACGCTGAGTAACCAGGAACCTAGCCGGGTTTTTCCCGTGCCAGTCCGCCCGAAAACTCCGGTGCGGTGCGTCAATCCCGGTAAACGAAATTCAGCGCTTGCCATTTGCTGCCGTGCTATATCCGCATTCTTGCGCAATCTTGGTAACGCACCCCAATTTCAGAACGTCGTTTTTCACAGACGCCACATCTAACTTGAGTTGTTGAATATCGAGCTTGATTGTCAGAACGCCGCCCCCAATCGTGAGACTGAGAGCGGCGGCGGCAATCATCGTTTTCAGATCAATCTGAAACATGATTTTTATTCGGCCAGTTTCTTAACATCTTTCTTGGCGCCATTGCGAGCGAAGAATAGCCCGGCCGCATACATAAGAGCCTCGCTGGGTCCGCTGAAATGCGGCACATCAATTCCGACCATTTGCACGCCAGCATTCAGAATAATCAGCGCGGCAATAATGTATGTTTTATAGCCGTTGATAAAAGACATGGCTTCTTTATCCCCTTTTACCTTTCGCAGAAAATTTTCAATGGCTTTCTGCGTTAGCCATTTTGTAACGCTATCCTTAAGCGTCGACATTTTTACCGCGCCGGATAGTCGTAAGCGCCAAAATCTCCAGGGACAAACGTTTCTGGCGGTTCGGCAATTTCAATATCTGGCGGCGGCGGCGCGTCATTCACTGGCCGGTCAACATCTGGAACCGGAGAAACGGGCGCCGGGGCTTCTGGCGTGAAAGCGCGGCGATTTGCGGCACGCTCGGCGCGGGCATTAGAACGCCGCTCACGAATAGCAATCAAGCGCGTGCCGTAAATCATTCCGCCGACCATTGCCAGATTGAGCCATGCCAGCGTTTTTTCCGCAACCGCAACGCGATAGAAATTGTTGACGGTATTAAGAGCGCTCGCAAGCTCCGTCGCCTCACTTTCCTCTAGCGCCAATTCTGGCACTTTGGTTATGCCCGAAAGCATCGCGTGCCCGGTCAATAGAATGGCCGAAAATGCGTCTACAGAAATACCTTGCGCCGACGCTGCGGACTTGGCGCGGCGGGTATACTTTCGCTTTTTTCTTGGGACATCGCCGCTACCGCTTCCGGCACTACTCCCGCCACCGTCGCCGCCGCTTCCGTCAAGCTCTCTCCCGACTGCGCCGGGATCGATTGCGTTTGCGTCGTCGCCGCTACCACTGACAGCGTTGCCGTCGCCGCTATCTGCGCTCTCAAGTCCGCCAATTCCGCTGTTAGCGTCGTCACCTGCGACGATAAGTTTGTTAGATCGCCGTGCCATCCGGAAATTCTCCTGTCCAATTCCGAAATCTGCCGCCCTAATTCAGTCTCCATTGCGGCGCGGGCGATTTCCGCCGCCTGGGCATTTGCATTCTCTATTGCTTCTGCGGCAGTCGCAACGACATCTGCAACTACTGCGGCGCTCTCAGTGCGCGCAATTTCCGCCGCTTCTGCAACGGCATTCGCCGCGTCGTTTGCGGCTTCTGAAACAGTTTCATTTTCCATCGCTGCAACTCCGCAAGCTCGCTTGAAAGATTGTAAACGAAAAGCCGGAATGCGTTATCCGGAATGTCGTCTAGTGAAACGCCGTTGCGGAGATATTCCGCAATGGCCGAATTTGCGTCGGCATTCACATACCGATTTTGCGCTCGACTTCTTTGACCCAAAGCGCCAGCGGATCGTCTGACCGCTTCCATTCATCAAACCGGGCTTTCTTCTGCTCCTCAGTTTCCACCGGGGTCATCGGCGGCAATTCGTTCGTCGGTTCGTTCGTCGGTTCGTTCGTCGGCTCGTCCATTTTCCAAATTCTCCAAGCGGCGAATGATTTCTGCATTTTGTGAATGAATTGCCGCAAGTTGCTCATTCACGTTTTGAATACCGTTTCCAATGTTCGCCATAAGCGTAACGATTTTCTCCGGTTCAAATCCCAAAGCCTTAAGCGCCATTCGGACGCCCGGCGCCATTGCCTCGATATTCATATGTTCTCTCCTGTTAGAACATGATTTCAGATTGGCCTAGTTTAGCAGATGTGACGGACTAAATCCAGCACGCGCCGCCAAGAACAACACTTCTAATTTCTGCCGCCATTGTCAGCCCTTCAATATAGTTGCTCTTTTTACCGAATATTGCTTCATAAGTGGCGGCGGTCGCGTCGGCGCGATAGGCGGTCAATTCAGCGTCACCTATCCAACTTGGCGCAAACGCGGCAGCGGTCAAATCCATAGCACCATAAATAGCGGCGCTCGCTGGCACACACGCGAGAGAAACGTTGCTTGTATCCGCGCCGCCACCGGCCAAAACAGCGTCCGAATTAGTCGAAAACGGCGCTGCCTGGGTATAATTCTCAATAACAAAAAATGCCGCCGAAATGAAGCCTACCGCCGAGGGGTAAACATATTGGACACCGCCAGCGTTGCCGGGAATAATTCCATAAGAAATATTGAGATTAACGGTTCTTGCGGTTGACGGCGCTATAGATCGATTAAGGGCTTGCGTTAGCGGTACGCCATTTAGCACAATTGAATTTGGCGCAGCTAATGCGCCTGCCGCTTGGCGTGCCGCCAAAGTCACAACGCCGACCAGTCTAGTCGGATAAGCATTACCCAGGCGCACCGCTGCGGCGCTTGGCATGGTGCTGTTATATGTTCCGGAAAGAATTTCCGTCATATTGGCAAAGACATGATTACCAATGTCGCCAAGCGTAACTAGTCCCTGTCGATCAATATTTGTAAAAATAACCGTTGTTTTTGGCGCGCGTCCATCAAAGAAATTTTGCCCGTATAGTGTTGCGTTAAACGCGCGTGTAAATACTGGCGAAATCACAATGGAATTTGGCGGACAAATGATCGTGTCTTGAGTGTCAGGAAATTGTAAATAAACGGCAACGTCGTTAAAGGTATTATCAATTTTGACTGAGCGAATTGTGTCGAGTGGTGTTGTTTGCCTATCCATTTGAATGGCGACCGCAACATCGGGATTTTGCAGCCCGGCATTATAAGGCGCTGCGGTCCAGTCGACTGTTATAGTGACGGCGCGCGGATCACCATTAATCGGCGTGCATGTCGCAACCGGCATTGTTGCCGGGCCTGCGCCCCGCCCGAGGTTTAAGGGAACGCTATTCGCAAGAATTAGATTTTGGCTCATCTTTTAACCTTTCCAGAAAAACGGGCGCGGCACAATTGCCGCGCCCCAAGCGCGTTACTTGTATTCCAGGTTAATGGCGTACGTTGTCGCCGCGACTGAAGTATTATCCGTATTGGCGATGCCGGTCACAACGCAAATGCCAAGCCCGAGCGAAATGGTCACGCCAACATCTGCGGCAAAGTTGTAATCGACACCCGTTGACGCGGGAATAATCAGCGTTTTGATCGGTACGTCCGTCCCGCAAGTCGGCGCCGTCGCCTTGTCGTAAATCTTGAGATAGGCAATTGTCGCGGAATTGTTGCCGACTTCTGCGGAATAGAGATTGTGAACGCCCGTCGAAACAAGCGTGCTATTGTTGGAATTGGCGGCAATCAACTGGAATGACGACGCGCCGCCACTCGGAGTGGCTTGGACATTAACGCCCGTCATGCCGGTAACGCCGCCGCTCCGCATACGGTCCCAAGATGTGCCGTTGAATATAGAGTTAGCAACGGCAGTCGGAAAATACAATGAACCGGCAGAAGCATTCCGCCCATACAAAGAAAAAATGGCTAGATTTGAAAAGCCGTCAGTTGCTCCGCCGGTGTCACCGGCACTTACCATCATGCGCCCGCCAATACCAGCTTGACAATCGACGCGCTGGCCGATGCCAACACCCGTCAAAGTGCTATTGTATACGCACCCGGTTTTGACCGGATTTCCGACATCGGCGGCACCGCTAGGCGAATTTCCCTGAACCTGCTGCGCAAGCGTGCCGCTTCCGGTTGCAGCACGCAAATTGCCCGACAAATCGCAAGACAATTTACTGAGCGTGTTATTGGTATAGGTAGGCGCAGCGCTCGTGGCGAAACATGATGTTTGCTGAGCATGTGCGGGCGCGGGCATGATTGCCGTTCCAATCGCAATTGCGCCCATAACGAGCGCCGCGATATAAAACAGCGTTGCAACAAATCGCTCCTGCATTGTCGGCTTACTGTGTTCTAGAAACTTCCAATTCATTTCCGTTCTCCGGGTTTGAGGTTTAGACGACTGCGTGACAGAAGAAATCTTGCGGGCTATTGAAAATCCAGGCGTCCACATGCGCATTAGCGACCGTGTGAATAAAGGTTGCCCGGAATTTTTCGGAAACCGCAAAAGGGAACATTCCGACCGAATTAGACGGGCAATAGATTGCCATATCGGAACCTGCGGGAATGACTTTTACCGGCGCCTCATTTGCCGAATTGTCAATATAAATGGCCTGCGGCGTGCCAAAGATATTGGAAAGTTTCTTGTCGGTTTGGTCAAATTCTAGCGTGAGACTTTCAATGAAATCCACCGCAACGCGCATAACGCGCGGACCTTTTGCGGGCGCTAATCCTAGAAAGTGGTTCAATGTGGCGAGTGAACGGACTGCCATTTTATGCGACCTTTCTATTCCCAAGCGGCGCCGTGCGGGTAACGCGGCGCGGAATGTAATGTTGAGATTGATCCTTCCGAAATGCTGGCGCAAACGACGCGACAACATCAATAGAGACCGGCTGAATTGTCCCGTTCACATTCTCATCCTCAAGCAGATGTAAAATGTCATTCCAGCCTAAAGCCCCTTCCCGCACGCCTTTTGATCTTACCTTAACATGGTCGCTTGCGCCAGTCTTGCCCGCCTGGGTCCGACAGGCATAGAGCTTTTTCCCAGCGATTGCGACCTCATCGAAGGTATCTTCCAATTTCCAGGCGCCCAATTTTGTGTCACTGATTTCAACGCCAGCGATGGAGCGACATATTAAACTGTCTGTGTCGCAGTAAATCGGATCGACAGAATTGACAATCGCTCGCAAAAGTTTGGATCGCGCAACGCCTGTTATGCTCGCTGCGGTTGCAACGTTGTTATAAGAGCGGCGCGGGGCTGGACGTTCCCAAACATCATATTCGGCGCAGCGGTAAACGGGCGTGCCTTCAAATCCCTCCGGGCGCGGGCCATTATGATCGGTAAAGTAATGGTCTTTGAATTTTCGCGGGTTCATGGCAAATTTGCCGTACGAATTGTTAAGCAGGAATTTTGTAAATATATCCTCTTTCTTGCGTACTAAATATTCTGGCGTCCATGTGTCATAATCCTCCGGATCAAATCCGGGCGTTGCTTTCGCAATCGCTTTCATTTCAGCTTTGAGAATGGCGCGGCGCTCATACATCGGCACGATGAATTGTGAAAAGTCCGACCATTCGTCGCAGTCAATATATTGGAGAATTTCGACGTTCTCCAAAAGCCCTAATTCCATAGCGGTATTAAATTCGTGAATTGTCGTTCTAAAAACGCCGCTCTCCACGCTGGCGGTTGTTTCCCATTGCCCGCCATCATTTTGGCGCCGTGTTATGAGTGCGCCAATTCCTCCGGCAATGAAATTTGTGGCACGCAATTCTAGAAACGCGGTTTTTTCTTTAATGCCGCCGCGCCTGCGGAACGTGAAATTCTTGCCGACTGGGTGACGATAATTTGCCATAGCGTCTGGATACATCGAATTAACATCGTACAAATTATAACCGTCGCCGCGTGCCGCCGCGCCTGAGCTTCCAAAATGCCCGGCGCCCGCAATACATTCGACGCGCCCGCCGAAAAACCAGGGGCGCAGCGTTTCATCCATGTTCTCGCCAATTTTCTTGACGGTATAGAATTTCTTAAGCTCAGTCATGGCCGCTTGCCCAATCGTGAGCTTAAAGCCAAATTCGTTGACGAAATCCTTTACAATTTGGAACAGCGCTTTACAGTCGTTAATCATATAGCCGATGATTTCCTCGCGGTATTTACCGCGCACGTCGCGCCGCATTTTCTCATAATCGAAATCATCTTTTTTCCACTCCTTCAACTTCATCGGGAGAATATGCGTGCTGTCACGCAAATCGTGAATGCCGATTTTCGCTGCCATAAGCGCGCGACCTTTGAAACTGACTTTGCCGCGTAGCTTATGAATGAGGAACATAAAATCGAATTTGCCGCCGTTATGGGCGTAAATGGTATAGGGCTCTAATTCTCCATCAAAGAGCGCCATTAGCTGTTCGATAAAATCCGCTAGATTATCGCTCCAAATGACGTGGCAAAAATGCTCGCTATACCAGCACGCCGTAAACGGATAAACGGGCGCTCGCGTCGTCGGATCAAAAGGATCGGTTTCAAAGTCTAAAACGCTGATATGTTCTTTACGTTCCTCAAGTTTTCCCGCGCGAAAATTGCGCATGGTTTCGGCAGATGTGGCGGCACGGTCCGCGTGATATTTGCGCGGACGACCGCGCGTTTCCCGCGCAACTTTGGGTTGTAGAATGATATTCGATGACATAGCGCCGACTAGTCGCCCGCGCTAAAAGGATTGTCACGCATCCTCTGTTTCTCCATCTTCCAGGCGCTCAATTATGAGATATTTGCGCCAATCGCCAAGAGCGCCGCGATAAGCCCCGCCATTTGGCCGCGCTGTTTCGTATGGCGTCATAAATAAAACAGCATCCTCCCAGGTATCAAACCGCTGTTCTCCGGAACCTAGCGGAATGACATAAGCGTATCCCTCCGGAAGCGGCATTGTAATTTCGCCGCTCTTGAGAAATTCGCGCCGTAATCTCTGCTTTGGCTCATAGCCTTTGCGCGTTGCAACAACTCTATTATTCTTCTTATCGTAAAATAGAGTTTCGCCTTTTTCGGCCGGAACAACGACGCGCCCGCTTTTCGCGCGGTACGCTTCCGAATATTCTTTAGCGACTTTGCGCGGAACGTGGACAACCTTAGCGCGCCCCTCTAGAACGTCGCCAAATTTCTTGACCTGTTCGCGCATGTAGCGCGTCGGTTTCTGTGAACGCGCATCAACGCGCTTGCTCACAAGTCCCAGGGATTTCAGCTTGGAAACGTCCGACCGAAATTTGCGAATGTCGCCGCGAGAGCCTTGACCGCTTGACCGCGATTTGCTAGGCATGATGTAGAGCGCCCCACGCTCAGAAAGCCCCGACACTCCGGGCAAAAGGTCCGACCGCCCCACGGTTGGACCTTTTCATTTGTGACGATTTCCCGTGCGCCGTCAAGGGGTTGACATGCCGACCGAACCATGATCTAGTCCGGCTGTCCTTTCCAGGATTGGCTGTCACGGGCCACGAAAACCCCGGCAAACCGCAAGGCTGCCGGGGTTTTCTATTGCGCTATTTAGCGCTTCTTTGTCGCCGGTGTCGGCGCGTCAACCTGCGAATTATTCTCTGCCGACTGGTCCGCAATCTGCGCAACCGGCGCCGTTGCGGCAAGCGCCGGAATAGTTGACTTGCCGAGCATGGCCCGCATTGCCGCAAGCTTATCCTTCTGGCGTTCCTCTTCCGGGCGCTCATTCAGCGGACGCAACACCCATTCATAACCCTGGGCATTGCCCGCGCGCTGAACGGCAACTTCATACGCAAAACTAACCGCTTCCGCCCCTTCTTCCAAAACCTCACCGGATTTGGCGTCAACCTTATCCGAAATCATCTGGATAATCGTATCCTGAAACGTATCGGGCATAAACAGAACGCCAGATTTCCAGGGATCGGGCGTTACCTGCTTGCCGCTCGCGTCAATATATGGCGCAAAATAGGCTTCAAAATCGCCACGCATTCCCGTGAACGATGTGCTCTTATCCGGTGACTGGCGTTCAACCGTATCAACGGCGCGCCCAATCAAGACGCCAAGCTTGAGAACCTTTTCCGTCTCGGCCAGCGTCGAAATGCGCTTGGGATTGAAGTCGGTAAGCGTAATCTTTGACTTAACAGCCAATTCCATTTGGATTTACTCCTGTTATGCCCATCGGGCGGTTTATCCGCGACATGCGCGGAATTTGTTAGCGGGCCAGATTGACCAGCATGAGAATTGGAATGATAAACCATAGCGCTTGAGCGCCGAGCGCATTAGCTGCCCATACGATCAAGATTAGGTTTATCAGGAAACGCATGTTATTCGTCTATGTATTCGATAGTTACATGTCCGACCGCACGCAAAACAGTTACGTCCGACAATTCAGCGTATGCGGCGCGCAAAGAACAAACCGCTTTGCATTCAAAGATTGTCGTTTCGATGCCCGTGTTTTTCGTCCATGCCTCAGCCATCGCAATGGCTAATTCTTCCGTTGCATACTGTGAGCCACCGTCTTTGCCTTTTTCGCGGACGATGTAGAATGTTTCGGACATGTCATTCCCCTCTATTCGATAGCTGCGCCTTGCCGTATTCGGTTATACACAGCATAACGCCAATTCGTGAAGCAGACGGAAACAAACTGCCATCTTCCGCCTTATCCATCGTCGTTATGTCGCTTGTTGCCGCCTCAGCCATTTTCTTCCGGATAAGCTCCTTTTTGGGGAACCTATCGCACCGCGAAACGGGAATAGGACATTGCTTGAGCAAGCGCAGCAAATCCAGCGCTTCCGGACTCAAATCCTCTGTAGCCATGTGCCGTCGCCTTTGATGATGTAGCCGATAAACAACTCGCCGCCAATGGCTTCAAAGGCGTCGGTAATTGCGACCGTTTCGGTGCGCCTGGGCATGATAAGTTTAGGCGCTTGGGTATGTTCGCCCGCCGTCAAATCCGTTACCTGAAACTTGCCGGTAAGCGTAATATAACCGCTTGGGTAATCGTCATAGGCGGCGACTTGTCCGGCTATAATAAGCCTATCTTCCGGCGCGCCGTCCGGGCGCGAAAACGCTAGGTAACTATCCAGGCGAATAGTCTTACGCAAGAGAACGTCAAAGACGCCTCTGTTTGTCATTTGGACTTCTGCGCCGTTGATTGTGGTACGGGCGTTTTTCATGGTTTACCTTACATCGTCGGGCGCTGCGGGAACAATAGGCGGTAAGATTATCGGCAATGCGCTAGATGGCACCACAAGCGGAAAAAGAGTTGCATATTCCTGATCGCTCAAGCCAATTGGCGCCTCTAAACGGCATTCGGTATAAAGCCGCTTGTAGTGCTCATACTCCGCCTTATAGTGAAGCAGGTTCGCATATTCTGCGCGCTTCAACAGGAAATTATTGCCGAGACGGATCATTCCAAAACCTCCAACAAATCCGGATCAATCCAGTTGGAAATTCCATCCTCCCAATCCACATAAAGCCGCGCAATACTGCCTGCTTGCAGCTTCCAGGCGCGAACCTTTCCATGAATGGTGAAATTCGGTGAAAGCAAATCGCCGCCGTTAGGCGCCGAGTGCTGGCGAACATTAACCGACTGTCCGCGCGTCAAGCGCTCAATAATTTCGGCATTCGTGAGCTTGGCTTGCATTTCCAGTTTCCAGGATTTGAGGAACCGGGCGCGTATATGTCACGCCGCGCCCGGTTTGGTCCGCCGACCGTGTTAGAACGTAAAGCCGTCCGACTTCGCCGCGCCGTCGCCTTCAAACCGCGCCAGCGTCGAATCCACCGCGCCGGTCAAAGTCTGTTTCATCTTGGCGACCTGTTCGGGCGTGTAATCGTAACCGCTCTTGCTGGCGAGATTGCCAATCAAACGGATTTTGGCGAGCGCCGCATCCATGCGCTTAGGAGCAAGCTCCATAAACTTGGCGGCTTTTTCAGCCTTGCGCTTGGCCTGGGCGGCTGCCTTCTCAGCTTCGGAAAGGGCGGGCTTGTTCGGCTTGTTTGCCATTGAAAGTCTCCTGCGAGGTTTGCCGGAATTGGCAGAATTGTTATTGCAGATTTTGGAGAATGGCGCAAGAACAATTTGCATTTCGCGCCAAGTATTTGCGGAATTAACCGCGTGAATTGCCGTCTTGCGGCGGGTCGATTGGCTTGCCTTTGAAGGCTTTGCCGAGATTAATAAGAGCGCTCGCCAAGGACCATTCGGCGGGCGTCATGGCACTGTTAAGCGTCAAATGCCGAGATAGCATGATAACGTCCGTGCGGGTGAGCGTTACGGTTTCAGAGTTTACGCGCATTGAGGGAACCGCCAAGCCATTCGCAAGCGTCTTTATAGGACATGCCGGTCACATTCTTACAGATTTCGTCAATCTCAAGATCAATGGTCTTAAGAGCGCCGGGGGCGTTTCGTTGTGTGTCGAAACGTAGCGCAATCAACGCGCCTATAAAGGTCTGTTGAAGGCGGTCAGTAAGCGGTAAGGGATGATGCGCCATTGGTTGTTCCTTTCCAGGTGAACGATTGGGGGAGTATGAGCCGAATTGCGGAAAACGCAAGTAGAAAAACGCGAGGCGAGTGTTTATTTCCACACCAGACACTACT